TGGAACCTCCACCCTTGGTGTTTCTATTCTATTTGCTCTTATATCAGGAATTTCTGGTACGTTTGGCATCTAACTCAGCAAAGTTTTTCTTCTTTGTTCCACCATCATAAGTCCAAGCCATGCCAGCATCAATCATCTGTTCATTAAGTGAAATTGCCTGGTCGTTAATGAATAAATGACCAATAATACGACCATACTTCTCAGTGCTATCGGGGAGTTCGGTTTTGATTAGAATGTTCTTAGCATTTTCTACTTTATGCTTCAACCATTCTTTTGATTCAATTCCGTATTTCTTTTCGTTTGCGTCTGCTGTGCGACTCTCTGGAGTATCAACAGCAGCAAGACGTATTCGCTTACTGAGAGAGATATCAAAGCCAAGGTCAATATCAGCATCGATTGTGTCTCCGTCTACTACTTTTAAAATTTGTTTGATACGATAGATGTATGGATCTCTTAATGACATCAGAATGGCAGTTTGAACTTCCCTGTATTTAGGTTAGGAATGGGTAATTTTTCCAATGTTTTACTGATCTGTTTCTCAACAACAGCACCCACAAAATCTTCTGGGTTGTTGAGAATTGCTTCTGCTTTCTTATAAGTCACATAAGCACCCACACAAAGTGCTCCACTAATGAGAAGACTTGTTGCCGACAGAATTAGTGCTAGTTGTTTCATCTTTTGTCTCCAAATATGCCAGTCTTAGTATATAGTAAATACACCACATAGTAAAAATTAAACCTGATCCAAGAATTATACCTACCCCCCAAGGAAAATCATTCATTCTCTTCCCTCCTCTTTGTGAATAAAAACTTTTAAGTCCTTAACGTACTTTCTTAGTATCTGTGCCTGTTCCTCATGCCAAAAATCACCCGTCTCCAAATGAAGACGGGTGTGGTTATCTATGGCTTTAAGTATTTGATGTATCGGTTTATTCCAACACTCACGGTTGGGAGTATCCCACTCTCTTGCCATAATGCCTCATTTTTTCTTACCACCGTTTTTTGCCTTTTTTGCTGTAGCATTCCCCTGATTCTGTTTAGAACCATTGGAACCTTTCTTGCTTTTGTTTGATGATTTTGCCATCATGCCCCTGTTGTGCGTGGTTGAACTTGTCCTTCCTCAAGTGCTTCAACTCTTTCTTCAAGAGATACTGTTGTTTCAGCAATTGTTGAAATAGGTTGTTCTGGTGAAACGGGTGGTTCTACAACTGTCTCAGTTCTTGGAAGTTCCTTTTTTTCATCATCGTCATCACCACCTTTCTTCATTGTATTAATACCAAAGGTGGCAGCAGAAGCAGTAAATACTGTAGCAATGAATGTAGGATCCATTTTGGCAAACATACCAGCATAACTTGCAGTAAGTAGTGCGGCAGACCAACTCAAAATCACAACACGAATTAATTGTCCCATACCATTTTCCTTTTTGTTGTTCATTTTAGTTTGTGTGATAGGTTAACCTTTTTTCCAAGATTCACCTTCTGCTTTTCTTCTACGAGCAAGTCCTGCTTCTACATTAGATCCAGGATTACGGTAGAGATATAAAGCATCTGGAACTTTGTCCCATTCTTTATTCTTCAGTGTGCGTGTAATAGTATTGAAATTGTCACCACCATAGAAACCGGCACCAAGATTATAAGCAAAGGAGAGAAGTGCTCCTCTTTTGCCGTCAGACATTTGACCCCAATGTGGGATTTTACGAAGTGATGGAAGAAACTGGTTCTTACATTGAGTAATCAACAGTTCATCTGCTTCCTGTTGAGTGATGGTGTCACCCATATGGAATGGTGATCCATCCTTCTTACGAGTGGTTCCCCAACCAATCGTGATTGGAAGTCCACCTGAGAGAGGATCTGGGTATGCTTTGAGGTGACATCCTTCAAACTCTTTAATGAGTTTTAGACCTGTCATAGGCATATCATCACCACCTGCTACAGGAGCAGCAGCAGTTGATGTAGATGCTGGTGTCGCATTACCCTTTTTTCCTCTATAAATCTCTGCCCAATCAATATTATCCTCAAGGTACTTAACAGGTAGGTTATCTTCTAACCACTGAACTGCTTTAATATGATTGGGGTTCTTCTCGTCATAAAACTTGAAGAAGTTGTGTAAGTCGATACGTGCCATTAGTTTTCTCCTTATGTATCAATCGAAAATGCGACCCCAACCATCGCTGCCACCAGGGCACCAACGATGCTTAAGAACTGCTTTGGTATAAACGGTCTTCTTACCGTTTGTTACTGGTCCAGTATAGTTGTCATTCAATGAACCATAAGGATCATTGACATAGTATCCTTTGCCATCTGGTGTCTTACCAATGACTACACACATGTGCCCGCCAGTAGGTGAAGAAAGAGAACCCCTGTGAAGAATACCAATAACGACGGGTTTGCCAGCATCCAAACTCTTATCAATATCAGAGAAAGAAAGATTGTAACTAAAGTGTGACTTAACACCATAACCTTGTAAAACTTTGGTTTGAACTGAGTGATCAGTTGTGTCACCAATGGCAAATACTTTCTTAACATATTCATCATCACCTTTGATGCTTCCTGGTTTTAGGAAAGCAAGGCACATAGCACACGATGAAGAGTTACATGTGCGGTGAGCATCTCTGTAGTTGTCTACTTGGTTAAAATAAGGAACCTCCAATACTGCTGGAGTTGGTGGTTTTGTTCTGAACATTCCTATCCACTCTGTTTCAGAATCATCCATAAACTCAGCAGGAAGGTTATCCTCTAACCATTGAACTGCTGCTACATGGTCTGAATTCTTTTCATCATAAAATTTAAAAAAGTTATGAAGATCTAAAGTCATTTTCTTCTCCTATAAATGCTAATGAAAAAATATCATGCTCTGAAATATCTGGATTCAACCACTCACTAAATTCTGATTGAATTGCCTGAGCATCTTCATAGTCTTTTTGTTCACAGAGAGAATGAATACGATCAACTGCCCAATCATGTGATGTCCGAAGAGTCCTTTCCAAAGTTTCCATAATCTTTTCGCATGTAGCGTCCTAGAATATTGCTATTGTAGTACGCTGGAATGCCGTTGTCAAGAGACTCTTTCAACACATTATTTAGGAAAAGTTGTTTTGTTTCCTCATAATTACAATCACCTTTTGTTTTATGAAGAGACAATATTTTCCTTTCGAAACATTCTTTACCATATTTCTTAACGTCTTCTTTAAGTTCTGGACAAGATCCGTAATATTTCTTCCAATCAGATTCTTGTTTTACTCTTCTCTTCTTACCTGGTGGAGTTCTAAATGACCAAAAGTATTTACGTCCCAGATAACTTCTACCGGTGATCTTACAGTGAATATGATAAACAAATCCAAAATAATCTTCTATGCAATCTGATTCGAAAATTTCCCCATCAAATCTCCATGGATTCTCATAACTCATATTAAGTAATCTTATGAGCTATTATTTATCTTTAACCGGGACAAACCTAGTCTATACATGTTTTGAAGTTTTGTCAAGGGGGATTGATAAATACTCAATAAACGCTTATAATAATGTCCGTATACGTAAGCAATTTAGTTATTGACAAAGGATCAGATTTTAGTCAAAATTTTACTTTATCGGATACTGGAGGAGATTCGCAAAATCTAGTCGGTTATTCCGGAACATCCCACTTGAGAAAGACGCCAACAAGTTCAAATTATAGTCAATTTATATTGACATTTGTTGATAGATCACAAGGAATAGTCAATCTTTCCATGCCATCAAATATTACATCTTCACTGAAATCTGGAAGACACGTTTATGATATTTTATTGATAAGACCTAATAATACTAGATCAATTGTTTTAGAAGGTATGGTAACAGTTAAACCTGGAATATCAACTAATTGCTTCTAATAATAAATATTTTTATCCCACCAAGAGAATATAATGGCAGTAAATGTAAATAATATTATAATCTACACAGGAACTAATTTTGAACAATCATTTTTTCTAGAAGATAATGATTCTTTATCTCCATTAGATTTAACTAATTACAGTGGATGCGCCAAAATAAAACAAAATGAATCTTCATTAACTGAAATATCTTTCAATGTTACCTTCCCAAATAGATTAAATGGACAAGTAACTATAACATTAACTGCCAATCAAACAAATAATTTAAAACCAGGAACTTATGTTTATGATTTTATTTTAAGGGATTCTAATAGTCAAAAATTAACAAAAATTAGTCAAGGAAAAGTATTTGTAAAAAAATCTGTTACAAGAATATAAAAAAAGCACCCTTGCGGATGCTTCATATTATAGATATTTTTCTTAATCTTCAAATCCCACAAATACCACCAATCATTTCTGCATCCATTTCAAGCATTAAATAATGTGCTTCATCCAGTGTATCTGCGTGACCATAATTGATCAGATATTCCAAAACTAAATCATAAGCATCATAAGATTCTGTTGTTGTAGTTTTTGCTGCGTCTTTAGCAGTCTTTTCTGCTCTTTTTCTATCTCTTTCTTGCTGTGCCTTAACATCAGCACTAACAGATGCTGTATCAATTTTACCTGGACCTTCTGGTCCACCTTTAATTTCCGAATCAATAATTCCCATATCTATTCTTCTATTGCGAAGTTCTGAAGCTTGCTTTTCCATTTCACTTTTACCAGTACCCTTTTGAGTTCCATCTGGGTTTACTTTGGCAGCAAGTTTTGGATTTGCTTTTGCCCATTGCTCAAGACCGTATTTCTTAGCAGCTTCTGGATCACTTTTTCTCAATTGATCGTATTTTTTATTAACTGCAGAATTAGATGCTTTGGAAGTATTGCTTGAAGTACCACCCGAACTACGTCCAAAAGAACCACCGCCAGAAGAACCACTACCAGAAGGTCCACCGCCAGAAGGAGGTGGAAGAATGGGTGCTGGTGGTGGAGTAATTGAACTTGGGGTTGGTTTTGGACCTCCTTCAACGCTACCAGATCCGCCTGGTTTTAAAGCATAAACTGCACCAGCACCAAGTCCAGCAGCAAGAGAAGCACTACCAGCAGTTTTTACACCTTTAATTGCCTTTACAGTTCTTGCCTGCTTAATTAAATCGGCAGATTGTTTTGGTGATAAAGATCCTTGAGGAACTGTTATTCCAGATTTAGTTGCTTTATTTTTTGCCACTTTTTCTAGAGCGGCAGTAGTTCTTGATGGATTTGCACTTTTTGCAAATTGCTTACCAATTCTACTATCGACACCAGCAGATGCTGCTTTTGTGACTCCAGTTTTTACTGCAGATTTAGTTGCCTTTGCAGCAGAACCAGCACCTTTAACAAGTGCTTTAGCACCTCTAGCAAGAAGTCCCAAAAATCCACCAGCTTCAAGAATTGCCAGTTGCTCTTCTACAAAATCATTATGAATTAATTCTTCAGAAATAAAACTTACGTCAGTTGTCAAATACTTTTCTAAAATAACTACTTCATCAGAACTTACCAAAAATTTAATAAAGGTCTCTGCAGTATACCCTTCAGAGAACATTGACAATGCCAATGAAAGGATAATATCCTCTGCCAATTCTGCTGCTTCTTCATCATAATATTCAGACTCCTCATTCAAAAAGTCTTGATCTTGGATATGAATTTGCTCATAAAGAGATCCAATATTGCCAATAAAATCTTGAGTAATTTTTGACATCGCTATATTTTAGTGCCTTATATAATGATATTTATAATATTCAACCTGCTGGTTTGAATTTTACTCCAAGTGCTTTATTGCGAGCAGCATCAGATTGTCTTGCAGTAGCAAGTTTCTTAGCGGCATTCGCAGCATCAGATTGCTTATAGGCACCAGCAAATAAAGATCTACCAATTCTCTCCAATGGATTGGAAGAAGTTTTTGCAAGTGATTGAGCACTTGGACCTGCTTTATAAACTGCTTTACCATCTTTATATGCAAGATTTCCTGCAACAGATTGACCACCTCTTTGAACTACACCTGTTTTGGCAAGACCAACTGTTTTTCTTTGTGCTCCAGTTCCTGTAGTCATTGTATTTTTCTTGGTGTCAAAACTAGTAGGTCCACCAATGCCTTTAAGTGAACTTCCTGCTTGACGTTGACGATTTGCTGTTGCCATTGCTTTTCTTTCTTTTGCATTTGCTCCAGCAACAGTGTCAAACGCCTTTTCTGCGGCAGCACCGCCCGCCATAGCACCAGCAGTTCCTGTGGCAGCACTCAATAATCCACCACCACCAATTGCTCCTGCAGTACCACCAAGAAGTCCTCCAGCGGCAACTGTAGCACCTTTAGCAAGTGATCTTGCCCATCCAGATCCTTTTGCTCTCTCATCTGCAGTAGAAAGTGCCGTATCAACTGCAGTGGCAATAGGACCTAATGCCTTTCCAAATTTACCAAGTTTTCCAGGAACTTTTGTCCCAGATGATGGCGATTTTGGACCACCACCAGAACCAGATCCAGAAGGAAGTACGTTTGGTTTTTTAGTAATATCTCTTACATTTACTGCTTGAATTGGTGGATTTGTTGCGGGTTTGGTTGAAAATGTTGTTGCTAATTTACCTGCTTTAGTTACAGGAGTACTTGAAGATGTTTTTACAAGTGCTTCACCTTTATTTGGTTTAACATTAAAATCAATATCCATTTGACCAGAAGATGCTTTTGGTGCTTCTGGAGCACCCGCAGAAAGACGCTTTGTTGCTTTTACTGGTTCGGATGATGTAAATGGAACTTTTCCTTTACCTGCCTTTGTAAAATCTTGTGCTCCGCCAGATTTTGTAAGTAGGGATGGTTGGCGCATTTCCCCTGCACTTCTAATTTGCGATCCAGGTACTTTAGTTGTTTTTGGTTCTGGAATTTCTAATTGTCCAGGAGATGTTTTTGCCCCTTCTGGTGCTCCAGCAGGTAATCTTCTAGATGCTGGAGTTGGTGTGGGATCAGTTGCATATCCACGATTTCCAGTATTTGGATTATTAATATCTTTATATGCTTGATTCTTACGATTGAGTAATCTACCCTGTACCGCCTCTTCTTCTCTCAAATAAGATTCATTTAAAAACTGACTAAAAGACTTCATCTTTCTTTCTTACTTTTCAATTATTTATAAAAAAAGGAGGGTATTACCCCTCCATATTAATATTTAATTGACCTGGACTGTATGACTGGGTTGAGGTGCATTCACTTCAATAATAGTACCACAAACTCCAAGAGCAATTACTGTGGTGAAAGTGCCGATCAAAGCAATTTTCACAGTGCTAGTGGAAAGCACTTTGGAAACCAATTGAGACATGATTTAATTTTTCAGGACTCCGAAATTATAGCATAAAAAAAGAGGGTGGTGAGACCCTCTGGTGGACAGTTTTGAAAGTGGATCAGTCGTTATATGGTGCTTGCTTTCTTTTTTTCAGTTGCATTGTTGTATATTTTCTATTCATATTACCTTCTGTATCATAAGAAGATTTTTGTCCCTTATCTTTTTTAACACCACGACTGAGTTTGTGGTAACTTTCGGGTGTTCCAGGACTCGCAGCCCCACCTCTTGATTCATCAAGAACTTCTTCAATAATACTCTCTCTCCACTCCTCACTCATGTTTGCCATGATTTGGAGTGCCGCATCTTCAGTATCAGCATAACCTTCATCAATCAGATGTCCTTTGATTACATCAAATATATCAAATGATTGAGTTAATCCTGGTTTAAGAGCACCCAGTTCCCTACCAGATACCACTTTAGAAATATTTTTTCTTCCTTGAGCAACTACTTCTCCAGCGGAACGACCTTGACGAATGGCTGCGTCACCACCACCACCTTTAAATGCAGCATACTGTGCTCCACCAAGATTTTGCTTAGTGTATTGTGAAGATGGTGCTGCTGGTGCAGGTTTTGCTGCTATTGTTGGTTCATTTAATGGTTCACCAGCACCAACTTTTCTGGAAATTTCAATTTCTTGACCAATTTTACGACCTGCAGCGCCAGCAGCACCAGCAACAGCAGATCCTGCTCTTTGAGCAGCACCAGAAACTGCTTGTCCAGCAGAAGTAGCACCACGAACTGCTCCCTGAGCCGCCCCTTGAACTGCTCTTCCAGCAGAACCTAAAGCACTTTGACCTGCAGAAACTGCTCTCTGAGCGGTTCCCTTAACTGCTTGAGCAACTGGAGTAACTGTTCTCTGAACTGCTGCTCCTGCTCTCTGAGCGACACCAGATGCCGTTTGCCCCACTCTTTGAGTGGCACTACCAACAGCAGATGCTGCTCTCTGAGCGCCACCAGCAACGGCATTTCCTGCTCTCTTAACAGCACCAACTGCGGTTTGACCTGCCCTTACAACACCTCCTACGGCACGATCTGCACCACCGGCAGCACTTCTTATTCCACCAGCAACAGCAGATGATGCTCTCTTAGCACCACCGATTGCAGTGTTAGCAAGATTTTTGAAAAAATCTGCTTCGATCAAATATTGCTCGTCAAGAACGCCAGTTTCAAAAAGAATTGAATCAATATCTTCTACTGCCATTTCTGACATAAAAACTTCAGCAGTATTGTATCCTGGAACAAATCCATTATATACAAGATAATCTGCAACAGTTTGATATGCTTCAGAAATAAATTCTTCTGTTAAATATGATTCCCAGAGATAATCTTCATTAACTTGTGGAGCATAAACTGCGTTATACGCTTCCATCAAATCAACTACCTGATGTGATGTAATTCTTTCCATTTTGGCGATTTCTTTTTTATATACTGTTATTTATAAAAAAAGAGTCCCGAAGGACTCTTAATTTACATCGTCAGTTTTTTTGCCTAACCATTCTGCCACATAGTCATAATCACCAAAAAGAAATTCATCTGATTCTGCAGCATCTTTAAAGGCATTCAGGATCTCCTGTTCTACCCATTCATCATAGTTGGAATCCTGAGAAAGTATCTTTGGTAACATCTTGTTTTATTCCTCCAATGATGTAAGATTCAACTTCCGTTTCTTGTGGAGCTACTTGCAATCCCTTTGATTCTATCCAATGAGATGTCCATGGAAGTGGATTATTCTTAGCAGGAACATCATAAAGAGGGCGAAGACCAATTGCCTTCATTCTGCGATTAGCAATCCACTCAACATACTGCTGAAGAAGTTTATCATTTAGACCAATCATAGAACCATCTTTAAACAGATACTCTGCCCAAAGTTTTTCTTGATTTACGGCACTCTCAAAGGTCTTATAAACCCATTGCTCTTCTTCTTTGGCAATTCTTTGCATCTCAGGGTCATCGCCCTCCTTCCACTTATTCAGGATGTTCTGAGTGATGACCAGATGCTGATTCTCATCACGAGCAATCAGTCCAATGATCTTTGCACTTCCTTCCATAAGTTTGAGTTCGCCAAATGCAAAACTGCAAGCGAAACTGACATAAAAGCGAATACCTTCAAGAATATTAACGTTTGCAACTGCTCTGAATAACTTTCGTTTGAGTTCATATCTTTCTGCCTGTGCGTAGGGAACTTGTTCTTGGGCGTATTTCCAAAGTTCAGAAGTTCCATAATGTTGGGCACTATTGATAAAATCGTTATATGCTTCGGTTACACTGACGGCACGTTCGAGAATTCTTTCATCTCTAAGAATAGTATCAAACACATCCGAAGGATCTGAATATACGTT